GGACAAGCCCTCGGTTTTGCCGGTTGATAGTCCTTGTTAGGTTTGCGACTTAACAAGTAGGTATCGATCGGTATCTCTCTTAGGAGGAATCGAGCCGCATGGGTTCACGGTACCGTGAGAAGGTAGTGTACGGGAAACTAAGTGCTTCCTATACACTTTCCGACGGTAGCTCGTTTAAAGACGAGCCTGAGGGCACTTGGCACAGATGTGCCGATCAATCGTTCATGACTGATACGATTGGTGCGCCCTTTCCCTCAATGAACCCAGTGACCCATCTCAAGTACAAGTTCAGCGGATCCGGTAGCCCGCAAGGCTGGAGCAAGGACTTTCCTTTACCAGGAGAGCCCACGCCCTTCGCGACTGCGTGCGAATTCGGAGACGGTATTCTGAGCTTGCCAGGAGTAGATGGAGACCCGTCTTATGCTGACTTGAACGAATTCCTATGGGATTCGGTCGTTAAGTGCAGCACACAAGTACCAGAGGACGTTAGCATTGCTAACTTCCTTTGGGAGATTAAAGAGGAAATCCTAAATATTCTTAAGAATCTTTGGGAGTACCTCGCCCGCTGGATAAATCCTGGCGGTGCAAATCTCGGATGGCACTTTGCGCTTAAGCAGCTTATTCAAGATCTCAAAAAGATCAAGAATATCCTGAAATCTGCTAGAGCGCGCCTTAAGTTTCTTCGCGAAACTTTCGGCAAGCCGACGGTCTATAGGTTTCGTCGTAAAGGTGAGGAGCAAACCTTCGAAATTGATGAAGATAGGCTACCTCGTCCTTTTGATGACACACCTCTAGGTCCAAGCTTTGTGTATCCGTACCTGTGGAGGAGGAAGACTGACCTGCATGTAACCTTTTTAACGTTTCATACGTTTCCAGGGTTAGATTCAGCCATGGCTCTCCTAGACGTCATCGGCGCCAAGCTCGGGCTTCAGAACCCGATAAAAGTAATTTGGAATGCCATTCCTTTCAGTTGGCTTCTGGATTACTTCGTGAACACCGGTAGTTTCTTCGATAAACTTCAACTTCCCACCTTTTCGGGGGAGTTTACAACCTTGGCATCATGCCATGGTTGGAAGGTAACGGAGTACTACAAGTGTTTCATGTGGGACTTGACTTTTGATCCGATCTTCAGCTCCCCCTGGGTTTATACCCAGAGGTCTGCTGGTCTACTCAAGGTCACGTACTATGTGCGGCGCAGCGGAGTTCCGCTCGGTTCGATATTCACTCTTCAAGAGGGACTATCTGAACACCAACAGGGGATTATCCTGTCTCTCTTGGGTCTGAAGGTTCAGAACCAATGGGCTGACAAATGGAAATCCCGCTACCGCCGGCGCAGAAGGCGCCGGAGATAGGAGCAGGTTTATGCCTCTTACACGACCCATTGTCCTTGGACGCAATGGGACTGGCGGGAACGAGACGTTTGATCTTCTCGAACCCGTCGTCGGTGGCGCCATTTATTTGGCCTCCACCGCAACGGCCCAACTTCCGTATACTCTGGCTGTTAAACACAGCAAGAAAACGGTTAAGGGCGTCGGGGTGATTGATAATCACCTCGTACAAGTCAAGCGCACTATTTTGGGCGCTGACAACGTTTCCCGGGAAATGATCGTCAATTGGACGGTTCAGCTCCCTCGCGATCTCGGCGCCACGGCGAATCAGATCGAAGACACATTGGGCATGCCCGGTGCTTTGGTCTATATCGACGCGGAGCGAGCTGCGATTCTTCTCGGTTTCTCGTAAGACGAGTTGTCCGAGAGAAGTCCAAGGTGGGTTGTGGGCAACAGAGGCACTGCTCGAGAAAGGCTTCAAATATGAACCCTTCGAAAAGCTCGGGCGTGGATATAATCCACGACCTGTTCCGTGAAATCGTTACCGACCTTACCGCGCTTCATCCTAATGAGAGCTCGGGTTTCCGGCGCGACCTCTCGACTTGCGTCGAGGGCTACGCCCGGGAAGGATCTCGTTGGTACACCAAGACCTTACCATCGTTAGGTAAGGCCCTTGATAAGGCCTTCGAGACTGGCTATCTCGACACACCTCGCGGGCTCAAAAGAGTATCGCGTGGGAAAGGGCCTGCATTCCTGCAGGGCCTTTTCGAGAAAGTCATCGATCTTCAGACGGGTGAGCTCCAGGATAAACCTGATGCGGTTGCCATTGGGCAGCTTCGTCAGCTCTTGTTCTTGGGCTACCGCTACGAACTCCCTTATTCGAAGGAAACTGAGGACAAGGTCCTCAGTACTTTCCTCGAAACCGACCGAGAGGTCGGGAATTGGGATAGCGGTTCCGTCGACCAGAGCGTTCTGGCTGTTGCTAGACGCCTGCTCGACCTGGTGTTTGAAGGGTTTGACCCAAAAGACATCAGGCCTCGGAACGGACCTGGGGCAGTAGCTACTGGTGAGCGCCTCGAAGAGAAGTGGGTATTCTCCCGCCTCTACGATGGTATACACCAGGTTTACCCCTACTACGATTTCTACGTTGTGGGGGGGGCTCGCGAACTCCATGATCGGTATACCTGGTACCTTTCTTTGGATCGGCTTGTAGCCGGTACAGCGAAAGTGTGTCTTGTACCGAAGGATTCGAGGGGTCCACGTCTGATATCCTGTGAGCCATTGGAATACCAATGGATACAGCAAGGTCTTGGACGTGCCATCATGCTACACGTGCAGTATAACAAACTGACGTGTGGCATGGTGAACTTTGCGAAACAATCTATCAACCAACGTCTGGCACTCGAATCGAGTGTCCATCGCGTCAATTGTACGATTGATCTCAAAGATGCCTCGGATCGCGTCTCCCTTAAGCTAGTTGAAGAATTGTTCCCTAGGGAACTGTTC